GTGCAGACGATCAACGATGCCGATCCGGAAAAGTTTGTGCTGGAGTATGCGCTTGCCAAAATCGCAAGATACCGCGACATCGTGACCCGGGATCGAGTCCAGCAAAAGTTCTTGCTTGGCTGGATTAACCGCACATTGAACGGGCTCAAATCATGAACATCTTTGGCATTGGCACAGTCATTGAGTCGGTCGGCAAGGTGGCCTCTGACCTAATCACCACCGACAAAGAACGTCTTGAAATGGCGCTGCGCGAAAAGGAACTGGATCAGCGCCTGGATCTTGCACAAATTGAGGTCAACAAGGCAGAGGCCGTACACTCCAGCATTTTTGTCGCAGGCTGGAGGCCAGCTATTGGCTGGATTGGCGCTGCTGCTATGGCTTACCAGTTCTTGCTGTACCCTTTGTTGCTTTGGGGCTGGACTTGGATGCAGGGCGTGGGCTGGATTCCGAAGGAGCTGACGCCGCCGCCCGTGCTGGAGGCCGATCAGCTTTGGGTGATTCTGTCCGGCATTCTCGGCATTGCAGGAATGCGCTCGTTTGAAAAAACCAAAGGCGTCGCTCGCCAGTAACCCAACACGAAAACACACATGACACCAGAACTCCAAAAGTACTATGAAGCCAGGTTTGACCTGTTCTCGCAGCAGGGCTGGCTCGACCTGATGGAAGATGTTGACGTAATGTTGGACGCAATGAACAATGTCTCTACCATTGCGGATGAAAAAAGTCTACAATTTCGCAAAGGCGAGATTTCTATCCTGACTTGGCTGAAAACCCTGAAAGGGGTCAGCGAACGAGCATATGAGGATTTGAATGAGAAGAATGTTTGAATTTGCCTGCGAATGCGGGCAGCGCACGGAGGCTTTGGTGGTTTATGAGACCACTGAAGTGCCGTGTGGATGCGGCGGTACAGCCAGTCGCATCATAAGCGCCCCGGCGTTTAACTTGGAAGGGTGGTCAGGCCATTTCCCCACTGCGCACGCGCAGTTTGGCCGCCGCCACACGGAAAAGTTAGCCGCCGAGCGCAAAGCCAACTCATAAGCACTTGTGCCGAGTTGAATCTCCTACAACCATTTTGGCAGGAACATAAATATGTTGATTGACAATGAAGCCGAGCCGCTAGGCGAACTCGAAATTGAAGAAGCGAAGACCCAACCCCAGAACTTCCTGAGAAATACAGGGCCAAAAGTCTGGAAGAAGTCGTACGGATGCACCAGGAGGCTGAAAAGCTGATTGGCAAGCAGGCCCAAGAGGTCGGCGAGGTCCGTAAGCTGGCTGACGAGTTGCTCAAGCAGAACCTCAGTTCTAAGCAACAGCGTATTCAGGAGGAAGAACCTGAAGTTGACTTTTTTGAGAACCCTCAAAAAGCAGTTCAAGCGACGATCGACAAGCACCCCGATGTGCTCGCAGCCCGGCAAGCCGGTCTCGAGTTCAAACGGATGCAGATTCAGCAAAAGCTCAACGCAGAGCATCCTGACTACTCCCAAGTGGTCAACGATGCTGAGTTCCAAAGCTGGGTGAAGTCTTCACCTGTGCGTGTGGGCCTCTACGCAAAAGCAGATGGTGAGTTTGACTACGATTCGGCAAATGAGCTGTTGTCCACCTTCAAGCAGCTTCGCGGCGTCAAGGCCCAGCAGTCCGAGCAAGCGTCTACCGCTACCCGGACCAAGAGCATGAAAGCCGCGCAAGTTGATGTTGGTGGCTCTGGCGAGAGTTCAAAACGAGTCTATCGACGGGCCGACCTTATTCGGCTGAAAATGACAGACCCAGCGAGATACGAAACACTGTCTGACGAGATCATGCAGGCGTATTCCGAAGGGCGAGTCCGGTAATAACTTTTTTGGAGATTTAACATGGCAAACACCGCCTTTTCCCCTACCAATTCGGTAACCACCACTTCCGCAGCTAACTTCATTCCAGAAATCTGGTCTGATGAAATTGTTGCTGCCTATAAAAAGAACCTCGTCTTGGCCAACCTGGTCAAGAAGATGTCCTTCAAAGGCAAGAAGGGCGACACCGTCAACATCCCTAGCCCAGCCCGTGGTTCCGCCTCGGCCAAAGCTGCTACTGACGCCGTGACTCTGATCGCAGAGAGCGACACCAACATTCAAGTGCTCATCAACAAGCACTACGAATACAGCCGCTTGATCGAGGACATCGTCGAAGTGCAAGCCCTGACTTCCCTGCGCTCTTTCTACACAGAAGACGCTGGTTACGCCTTGGCTCGTCGCATCGACACCGACTTGGTGCAACTGGGCCGCGCTTTCAACGGCGCTACCGTGGGCACTGATGACTACGCCACCTCGGCCTCTAGCACCAAAGCCTATGTCGGCTCTGACGGCACCACAGCCTACAACAGCTCCAGCTCCAACGCTGCTGCTTTGACTGATGCTGCTATCCGCCGCACCATCCAGCGTCTGGACGACAACGACATCCCTATGGACGGCCGTTTCTTCCTGATCCCTCCTTCGAGCCGCAACACCCTGATGGGTCTGGCCCGTTACACTGAGCAGGCATTCGTCGGCAACGGCGACGCTATCCGCAACGGTGAAATCGGTCAGCTCTACGGTATGGCCGTGTTCGCTACTTCCAACGCCGACACCGGCGCTGGTAACAGCGGCGCTGACCGTATCTGCTTGATGGGCCACCGCGATGCGATGGTGCTGGTTGAGCAGTTGGGCGTGCGCTCGCAGACTCAGTACAAGCAGGAATACCTGGGCACCTTGTTCACCGCAGACACGATCTACGGTGTGAAGGCCCTGCGTACCGCTGCTTCGTCTTCGGCTGCTAACGCCTCCGCTGCCTACGCCTTGGCTGTTCCAGCCTAATGACCCCTCCCCCGGCTTAGGCCGGGGGATGCCTTTTTAAGGAGATTCAAATGGCTGCTGCATCCGCAATCACTTCCCGTCGGGGAAATGACCAATTCCGTGGTTTGTTCACGGAAACATGGGACGTCTCCTGTACCCTTGACGCTGGCGCTGTAAGCGCTGGTGCCACAGATACAGACACAGTGACTGTTCCCGGCGTCGCCTTGGGCGACATGGTTCTCGGTTTTTCATTTGGTGTCAGCGAAGCTGGTCTGGTCAAACGGGCCTACGTTTCTGCTGCCAACACAGTGACAATCGTGACCTACAACCCAACAGGCAGTTCCGTTAATCTGGCGTCTACGACGCTGAATTTGATTATCGGCCGCGCTTTGTAATGACAGGGGGCCTTTGGCCCCCTTTCTACAGAAAGAAAATGATGGCTACATTTCGTTGTTTGGCAAGTGGTAATACGGTGACGTTCACCCAGCAACATGACATTGACTCCATGCGCGGCCACGGCGGCTATGTGCGTGTGGATGACCAAGGCGACGCAGCCCCGGTCCAGCCTGAGAACAAAGAACTGCCGATGACGGCCCCGGTCCCTGTCAAGAGAATGGGCCGAGCACGCAAACCTGTTGAAATCTGAAGGAGATCGCCATGTACGGTAAAGCACCCAAGATGATGGATACCAAGAAGGTCAAGAAGGCCATGCCGATGAGCAAGCCTAAACCCATGCCTGTCCGTGGTCAGCGCACCATGACCAACAGGGCGAAAAAGAAATGAAGACCAAAGCTGAGAAGAAGATCAGCAAGGTCATGCGCGAGTTCAAGGCCGGTGGCCTGCACTCGGGCAAGGGCGGCCCTGTCGTCAAGTCCAAGAAGCAGGCTGTGGCCATCGCGCTGTCGCAAGCTGGCAAGGCGAAGAAGAAATGAAGACGCCAGCCTGGCAGCGCAAAGAAGGACAGTCCAAGACCGGGGGCTTGAACGCCAAAGGCAGGGCATCTTATAATGCGTCAACCGGGGGCGATCTCAAAGCCCCGGTCAAATCAGGCGACAACCCTCGACGGGCCTCCTTCCTTGCACGAATGGGCAATATGCCCGGACCCGAGATGAAGGACGGTAAGCCTACTCGGCTGCTCTTGTCTCTGAAGGCTTGGGGTGCGTCATCCAAAGAGGATGCCAAGGCCAAGGCCAAGGCGATCTCAGCCAGGAACAAGAAATGAGACCAGTATCCGTCGGCGTTAATCCAACAGCAGCTACGCTGACGACCGTCTATACGGTGCCGACCGGGTACTATGCAAAATTCACGGTGATGTACATCCACAACACTGGCGGGTCGACCAAGCACATCACCGTCCAGTGGATAGACACCAGCACCAGCATGACTTATGACATCCTGACGGAATACACGTTGTCCGCGAAAAATTACCTACAGTTCGATGGCAATGCGTACATCGTGCTGGAAGAAGGCGACGCGATCAAGATCACCACCGAGTCGGGCAGCGTCGGCGCGTCCTCGGACGCCGTGCGCTCGTCCGCGGTGGCGAGCTCGGCCGTGCCCCCGACGTCCGCGCTTGCCGTGCCGGCGATCACGTCCCGGCCCTCGAGACCCTCGGGGAGCTTCTCCATCGTCTGCCCGGGCTCGGCCCAGCTGTGGATCCACACCGGGGTGTCGGTCGGCGCCCCCTGCCGCTCCAGGCCCAGGGCGCTCGTGGGCGCGGGGTAGCGCCGCCGGGCGTGCAGGCTGGCGAAGCGGCGCGACGTGGAGCTGAGGTTGGGGGCGCCTTGGGGCATGGGCGGAAGATAGTTCGTGACCTAACGCGTATTCACTGGACAGCGTCGAGCCGGGTGCTACGGTAGAGAAGTGACCAGCCGCCGCACCACCAAGCCCGCCGCCGAGACCCTCTACCAGGCCGAGGCCCATGGCCCCGGGATGCTGTGCACCACCGGCCGCTACAACCGCGGCCACGGCGTCAGCCGCTCGACCGTCGGCCAGCTCGTGCGCGAGTGGATGGCCCGCGACCTCCATAACCCCAAGGACACCGGGTATCCGTTCCACATGGTGCGGATCACCTGCCGGG